GGTGACTTTAGGTGACACACTACTACTGTGGTCTATAGGGTACTGTATAATGCCAGAAACTGGCGTAAACTGTATATATATACTGCTGTGCGCGTCGGCGCGCGCAACGATCTCTCTTCCGAAGAGAAGTGTCCAAACCAACTAGTCTCCGCTTGCGGGCCCTCTTCTGGAATATTTGGCAAACAATCCAGAATCATGGCGCGAGACGGTAAATAGACTAAGGCATTGAACACTGTCTGGATGGTTAAGATCTCGGCCTTTACAGCAGAGTATTAAAGTATTTTGTTTTATTGGTCATAAAATGACTATTCAATCCACAAGGCGAGGACCATTCCTGCCTCTACGTGGACCGATTCTACGACCGCGAGCTTCATAATCTTCAAGCGCGGGCCTACCACCCGTAAGTCGACCCAAACTCGAAGCTGCTGAAAAGCCAATTCGACCAAAATCATAGTCGAGTTGTGGCTTATTAGCCATTTTCCTAGTAATGGAACCTAAATTAAGGCCTGTACCAGGAATGCCGATAAAATCAACAGGAGTGGGGACTTTGCGGTAAATCAGATTTTGCCAGGTATCACTCTGATTGGCTAGTCGATCCTCTTCGGCGAAGAGGGTCTCCATATGCTCTTTCTGAGTGGTAACAGACTGCTGAGATTGGAACCGCTGAATACGACTCGTCTTATCTAAGGCAACCTGAGCCGAGGGGCTACCCTTGGTTTCCTAGCGCTTAGAATTGTGAACGGTGTTCGCATTAGCATCTGGTTCCGGTAAGTGGTTGTTAGGAGGAGTCTGAAGACCGATGTGGCCAGTTGCGTCTGGGTCTATCTGGATCTCAGCTTGTTGAACTGCCTCGACGAGGAAGTTAGAGCCCGAGAGAGATAAGCCCTCAGCAAACAAATATAACGCCTGCATAGTAGGCGGAATAGAAGCCATAGGTTCGCCAACCGTAGTGACGCTACTACCATACACTTGGACGACGTGTGTATGTCCCAGTGCTTGTTGTGCGTTCATCCATTCCGCTGACGTGTCGGATATGAAATGCACCTTTCCATCGTTTGGTGCAGTATAAGCAGCAGCGTCAGTAGTTACAGGCGCGGCGGAATCAGAACTCGTCTGTGCTGGCACAGTGAATATCTTGTTCCCGTAGGAAGAATCTGGAAACGTGGCAGTGTAAGGCGCGCGGAAAACGCGGCGTTGAGTGCCTCGTTCAACGTGAAATATCTTACCACCTCGAAAGTCCTCTACGTCGTAAGGAACGGTGCGTGCATGCGTCCGCACGCGCGAAACCATTTGAGCGACAGAGAGTTTGGTCATAGTGTCTCCCGATTTATGAAATTGCGGGATATGTGGACCTTGGTAGACATACACTGTACCAGAATTCGCCAAAGACGTTCCTGTGTAAGTTACTTTCAGAGATGCGTTCACAATTCGATGTTGTTCGGTAATCGCTGCCATATTGGGCAGAAAAGGGACAGTATCCCACAAAGAGGGCGTTGACCATCCTAATGTGATGTCCACACTGTTCTCATTTCCGTTCTTGAGAAGTTGGAGAGGAGACTGATTGCCGTTCGAAGGAGTGAATGCAAGCATCAACTGAGAAGACGTAATGGGTAGAGGAGAACCTGAAAGCAAACTACCACCATTGCCTAGATCAATCAAACCGAGATTCAACGGATTCGTCGGATCGACGTTGGACGGTGCGACGACAGTTCCAGTGGGGGACACGCTAGTACGCGCGATCGCCCGGTATGGAAAAGTCCACATGCCCAACTCGGGGTCATACATCTTATGAGGCGGCAGATGATGGGTAGAAGCGACTTGACGACTAGCACCAGCAGGAGGTTTGTGGTTTATCATCATAGCCTTAATGCCTTTCTCAACTTTCTCGAGTCGCTGAAATGCAACTGCGACTTTGCTGTTGAAACCATTCGGCGCCAACTTCTGTGCGAGTGTAGCCTTGCGTTGCTTTGCCACTGACTTGGCAGAGGCAGTTTTCTTCTTCAAAACGTTCTTCTTCGCTTTCAACATCTTTACAACACTCACAGCTTCCAATTTCAAGATTGAGTAGAGGGCCGCTTGATAAAAGCTTACTAATACAGGTACCCGTAATGGGTAAAACTGCCAGAATAAACTGGCGTAAACTGGTTGGTCACGTGTTGATAAAACACGCAACAAAGACTCCAAATTTGGAGCTTAAAAGAGACCAATAATTTGATATCATTGGCGGCTACAGCGCCAGGGCTGCCACACCCGTCAAGGTCTTACAATGGTATTACCACTGCCCTGCTGCTGACGAAATGGCCCCGAAGGGCAAAGAGTGACACACCCCTCATGTCAAGCGTCTCCGAAGGAGGTACCTTGACAGAACTGTCAAGCGTCTCCACTAAGGAGGTACCTTGACGATTACAAATTTGTGTCGCCTGCGGCAACTTAAAACTGTTTAGACCTCTTTAAAATGGGAGTGTCAAATGTAAAGCGGAATGTCAAACAATGACAAGGACAAGTTTGCGTCGCCACGCGGCAACTAAGCAGTAAAGCAGAGTGTCAAACTATGACATTATTACTTCAGAGCTCCACTCCGAAGTAAAGGCTCTCACTTCAAATGATGTCGCGAATGCAGTCAGTCTCGTTGACGTAACCTACAGTGTCGATCTTGTTGGAGGTGGCGAGAGCGCTTAAATCGTCGCAAACACCTGGTGTATTACGAAGGATATAAAGCAAACCGCCAAAACGCTCCCTGTTTGTAGTAACATCTCTACAACTGTTATAGAGGTTCCACAACATCTTTTCGACGTTGCCAAAGGTAGCCGTAGCGGCTTCAATGTCAATGAAATGAGATGTAAAGTCGGCAAAGTGCTCGTTACGTGCAATGTCACGAGATCGGACGCCAAAATCTTCTAATCGCTTTGGGTCGAAATTCTTGTCGGCAACGAGGTCATCGCCAGCGCATACCCAGCCCTGGCTACCTCCGTAAGCAGCTTGTACCGATCTAGCATAAGTATTTTGTGTAGTCGTTGATAGATGACCAGATGTCGTTACACCGTACTTTTCTACCAGCCACACGTCTCCTTGATTGTTCAAGACGTGACTGCAAAGCAGGTGTGCATATCTGAAAATCAATTGACTAACAAAAGGATCAGAACAATTCTCGCTACGCCTTTCGCCATCGCTGAAAATAAACGACGAGTCAAGGGAGAGATCGAATGCTGATGCGTCGCAAGACACATTGTTTTCGACTACTCCCTCAGCTTCAAAGGCGCGAGTTAGTTGCTTGATGCCATCATCACTATGTCCAAGACCTAAAGCGGCGCATGTGAGGACACCGGCTTGATATGCTTCAGTGTGAGCGGCATTATCAGCCTTGTGAAAGAGGGATTGAACCGTCAGATCGAGTAAAGAACTTATCCAAATTAATCTAAAGCGCTCTTCCTCAAATTTTTGCGGAGAGTGTACTTCAGGTTTAAGGAACACGTCTTTGACGTCGCAGCAGCCATAATCAATTAGCTCTATAGCATTCAGCTCTAGGAGTTGACTGCCTGCTGCTGCTATCAAGATTACTCGACTGAGAGCGAGATCGACTACCTCTGTCGGGTGTGTGTTCACGTATACAGACTTCTTGAGGTTACGGTACTTTGCTGAAATTCCTGAGGATTTGTCTTCAAAGCCCTGGAAGGTCTTCAGCAGACCCCATTCTCCCTCTTCCAAGTACGTCTGAATTTTCGCGTTGTCAATGCTGTGAGAGTACTTTTGTCTGACTAGCTTAACTGCATTTTCGAAGTCTAGCTTTTGTTTTTCCGACAGGTTCGGAGCAGAAGCTGTAGTCATTTTCGCCTGTGCTACAAGGGACTTGTGGATATTAGACTTGGTGCCAAGCGGGATCTTGTATTCACCTTTCTTGCACCCGTGTTCGTGTACGATCTTTCCAGCCTCATCAAGGTGGCCCTTGTGATACTTTTCGGCAAGATCTCGAACGTCCTTTTGTAACTTTGACTCTTCACCTTTAGACTTCCTTGTTTTGCCAATACGTGTAGGCTCGTATGACCC